CTGATATTTGTTCCATTATAGCTGGTAGTGTTGCGGATATTGCACCAAATCCACTACCTATTAAATTCATACCAGTTCCAAAAACTATTAAAGCTGCTCCTAATGCAGCTATACCAACTGCTCCAGCTAATATGAATGGTAATGCCAATCCAATACCAGCGGCTGCTACACCAAATAAAACCAATCCAGCTGCTGCAGCTAATACCGAATCAATACTTAATCCTTGTATTAAACTCATAGCAAATGCGAATGGTATTAATGCTGCTCCTAATATTGCTATTGCTATTGCTCCTTGTATCATTGAACCACTTGCTTTTGATAATACATATGCAATACCGGCCAATCCAACCAATCCAACTAATCCTTTACCAACATCTTCCCAAGCAACTTTAGCAAACTCTTGGAATGCTTTTGCAGATACATAAAGTGCTGCGGCCAATATTAATAATGCAGCTGCTCCTTTAATTAAATCACCTGCTTTTATTTTTCCAAATTTATTTGCTTGGTCAGCTCCACCACCAGCAGGAGTTGCGGCTGTGGCTGGTGTTTTACCAGCTGCAGCTGCGTTTCGTTGTGCAAGTAATTCTTTTCCTTTTGAAAAACTACCACCAGCAAATTGAGATGCAGATTCAGCAGGTCCACCCTTGCCAAACATACCCATCACTTTACTAGCACCAGCTTTAACTATATTTTTTACAAATTCTGCGGATGATTTAACTATACCACCCATATTAACTCCCAAAGAACTTAATCCAGTTCCCATTTGACCAACTGCAATTAAACTACTACCAAATCCAGTTACCATTTTACCCAATGGACCTGTTGCGATAGCCGTTAATGTTTCCTTCATAGTATCAAATGTGGAAAGTTGAACAGTACCATCTTCATTTAATTTATCAGAATTAGCTGCCATCTTTTGGAACTCATCAACTGATAATCCTAATAATTCTGCTGCTTTTCTCTTTTGGAAAATATCCATTTTATTAAATGCCTCAATACCACCTAACTCATCTAATGTTGCTTTTACAGCTCCATTAATATTTCCTTCATATGCCAAACCTCTTGCTCTATCTAAGTTAAGCTGCTTACCCATCATAGCTCCCAATTCCATTTCACTATTAATAGATGTTTCAAAATCTAATAAGGAATCAGTTACTTTGGTCATAGCATCCATACTAACACCCATCTTAGCTGCTGCTACTGCTGCTTTTGCTATATTAATACCACCATTCTTACCATATTCCGCAAATGCTTTTGTTGAACCAGCCACATCCTTCATTAAAGAATCAATTGGAACACCAGCTGCCTTACCCATTGCTTTTGTAGTTGCTGCCATATCCATAGCAGTTGCGGCAGAACCTTCGTTCAATCTTGCAAAACTACCAACTACATTTGCAGCCTCACCACCACTAATACCCATATTGGTGGCCATTAAATTCGTATTAAGCTGTGTTTGAAATGACACATCTTTTAATCCACCAAATTCTTTTGATAAACTTTTTGTTACTTCTTCTGCATCTTTAAATGCAAATCCTAAAGCAAATGATGATATTTGTGCCGAATCCACATATCCTCCAAAACTTCTAACACTCTTACCCCACTTATCCAATCCCATACCAACGCCCATAACAGCAGCTCCCGTAGCACCCATTAAATTGGATGTCAATAAACTAGCCGTTTCCAATATACCACCAATTGTATCTTTTATACCATCATATACCGCTAATTGTTTTTCTAAAAAGTCCTTTTGAGTTTTAGTCATTTGACCATAACTCTTAGCCATTGTATTTTGTGCTTCTAAATTTTCAAGAATTTTTTGGTCTTCTTTACTTATAGTACCTATCGTATCCTTAATATCATTATATTCATTAAGTAATGCAGTTCTGCCAGCAACATCATCTAGTGTTAATTGAGCAATACTTCTATTAAGCTCAGCCATCTTATTTAATTTGGCTGTTTGCTCTATTGTTATTGTTTTTGATGTAAGTGTATTCTTAATTCTTTCTCTTTCAAACTTATTTAGATTTTGGTATAAACCAGATATACTAGATACTCCATTTTCTGCAGCTTTTAAACCATCTAATCTTTCTTGATTTAATTTTTTAACTTCTTTAACTTGCGATACTATTAAATCTTTTTGTTGTTGTATTAACAAAGACATATCTCTATCAGAGCGATTTTGTTCTTCTTGAAGACGCAAAATTTCTCTCTTAGCCTTTGCAATATCTAACAGTGCCTGTTTTTTTTGTTTATCTAAATCTTCTGCCATTTATTCAATTATTTTGAATACTTTTGCATTAGTTTGGTAAGAGAATCTCTTTCCTTTTCTATTCGTTCCATAGCATCTATCACATCAGGTGGAAATTTATTTTGTTTTGCCTGGTCTAATGCTTTATTTACCGCATTTTGCTTTAATCCATCAAAAAATGCATCAGTAAATTTTTTAGCTGAACTGAATAAACCTTCTTGTATTGGTTGTTTTTGTTTTGACATAGTTTTCTCCTTTTATATTGTATAAATATTGGATAATAAAAAAGTGAGGATTAACGCATCCTCACTTTAGATTTACTTTGAGCTTTTTTCATCTCTTCAGCTTCTTTTTTCTTTAATTCTACTAATTTATTAAAATAAAACCTTCTTAAATATACAGGCATATGGTAAACTTCAGACCAAGTAAATCCATTACTGAATTGAACCATTTCCCAAATTTGAGAATGTAATTGTATCCTATAATCAAGCGGTAGGGTAAAAAAAGTTAATCCCGAAGGGTATATCAAGCGCCTCCGTTTCACCAGTTATTTGTGATGTAAATTGGAATGTTAAATCCATATCAGGACTCATTTCCTTAACATGCTTTCTAAACGCCTTAGTATCTTTTGCTAAAAATGAGTTATATACCCATTTGTTAATAAATCCTCTATCAGTATTACCTTCAACTGATTTAATCATATATTTCAATCTAGTTGTTACATCATATTGAGTAGATGCGTTTTTGTTTAACTTTTCTAAAGCTTGTGTTTCTTTTGTTATCTCTTGCTCATCACCATGTGTAAGTAATTTAAATTCAATTTCTTTACCATTTGAAGGTAATATGAATTTATACAAATTTTGAGAATTCAATACTTCTGTATCAATATCTTTTGTTTGAACTTTACCCAAATCAATAGTTACTGCTTGCTTTTCTAAAGTAAAGGGGTCAGTCATTTCTATTTCGTATTCAGCACCATATCCTAAAATACGAGTTGCTAAAAGAATAGCGTTTTTATCACCAATGTAAATATCATTTGGATTTACACCTGGTTCAACCACAACTGATTCAAATAATTTATCCAAAACAATACCTTTTTTGATAAGATTTTGGGATGCAAGAATATCTTCTTCTCTTGCTGTCATATATTTGATTTCAATCGTACCCTTTCTTAATGGGTGTCCTTCTGGGTAAACCAATCCTTGTGATGGTAATTCAATGGTTTCTGTTGGGAAATCATTTTGTTTTGGTGCAGTTTGCATTTGCACCTTAGTTGTATTTGTCATTTCTGCCATAACGATGTTTATTTTGTTTGTATATATAAATACATAGAAATTAAAAAATTAGAAAGCATAAAAAAGGGGATACTTTTGATATCCCCTTATTTTTATTATTTTTAGATTAGAATTCTAAGATTGCGTAATCATAAGATAGTGTTAATTCGATTGTTGCAACTTCATTTGAATCAAATGATAAATCTCCAAAGTTTGCTTGAGAGATAAATGCACCTTTCAATTTCCATTGTTCAATCTTATCACCAACTGGTCCTAATAGATAGAAATCAATATCTTTCTTATAAAAATCAGCGTATCCATCTCTACCAGTGATTGATTCATGTCCTAAACGAATCCACTCCATTACCGCTTGTGCTCCAGAAGGAACGATTGGGTCATAAAGTGTGATAGTGATATCTTGCCACTCACCTTTACCTTTCAACTTTCTCTTTACGTTGATATGGTCTAAAGTTACGGTTTCAAATTGAATTGTAGGTCTATTTGCTGCCTTTACAAGATATGAAGGGATATTGTCTATCTCCATCACATATCTATTTTTCATCTTCGGTTCGAAGTTCGTATAGAACATCTTATCAAACTCTAATATTTCTGCCATTTTTTATTCCTTTTATTTGTATTAATAAATATCTACTTTATTGATTTTCGTATTATGCGTTAAAACTTGCTCCAGTTGGTAAGATGTTGAAATCTATTACGATAAATTCCGCTGTCTTAGCCGGTTGTAAGAAAATTTGTCCTGCTAATATGTTTCTATCAATTACATCAGGAGTATTATTAGATTCATCCATTACTACTCTAAATGCGTATAAACCTTGTCTTTGCTGAACTGCCTCTAAATAAGGATTCACAGTGTTTAAGAATCTTGCTCTAGTTGTTGCGGTGTTTTGTTCGAACACTAAGAAACGAGATGTAGATGCTATAAACTTCTTAAGAGTGATAAGTAATCTTCTAACATTGATTCTATCTAAAGCGGATGCTTTATCTTGCAATGTCTTCTGTCCGAATGCTACAATACCTTGTCCAGGGAATGCTGCGATTGGATTTACTTTATTCTCATATAGAGTATCTCTTTCAGAATGTGTTAATCTATTCAATACTGAAACTGCTCCACTAATACCACCTCTATTTAAACCAGCAGGTGCGAACCATTCTGCTGCTAATCTATCGTTTGCAGCGAATACAGCCGGCATCAATACTGATGGAGGTACACTCATTAATTTGTTACTATTAGTATCAACTGTCTTAACCCAAGGGTAGTAAGTTCCAACGTAGTTAGAATCTACTGAATTTGCTTCTTCAGTTGCTTCAGTAATTGTTGCAGTTGCTTCCACAAAATCAGCGATGTAGAAACAATCTTGTCTATCTTCAACCATATCAATTACTTTTGTAGTAATAGATGGGTGTAAAGAACGAATGATACCAGGAGTTACAACTAAGTTAATATCGTATTCATCTGCATTTGATACAGCGTTAATTGCTTTTGTATATGCAATTGAACCATTAGTTGAGTTATTTGAACAATTAAATCCTTGTGTATTTGCTCCAGTTATAGATGTACCTAAGTTAATTTTTACAGTTGGTGCGTTACCATCAAATCCATATTGGAATCCTAATACAAATTGTCTTTTAACCATATCAGCTGCTGCTGAACCTGTCATTTGATAAGTTAATTGAGAATCAAATGCGAAATCAACGTTTGCTCCAACCAATGCTCCAACAGGAATTGGTTTTAAGTATTGTTTGTTATCATCAGATACACCAACAGTCTCAAAATCAAATCCAGAATAATATACAGGAGATGATGATGTGTTATTTGCTGAACCAGTTTGGTAAACTACCGCAGGTACTTTATTTGTATCTGCTACATTTGTTAATATTGGGTTTGTATATGCTTCATGTCCAAATGGTGCCGATGAAATTGGGAATGAACCCGCCTCAGCTACTACTACTCTTACATATTTTGATTTGTTTGAGTAATCTCCATTTTCAGTTATCTTACCATTGTTATCAATCGTATTCCATCTATCACCAATTCTTCTAGCTATATAGTTAGGAGAAGCAGGGTCTAAGTTTACATTATTAAATGTTTCAACTACACTCTTTCTCTTATCAGTGTCACTATATCCTCTTACAGTTACAGTGAATACAGAATAATCAGTTGCTCCATCTTCACCAGCTGCTTTTACGTTTGAAATACCAATTTTGAATTTAGTATTATATGGAGTACCATGTCCTAAAGTTACGAACTTAAATAAATCATATCTAACATTGTTATTATCTTTTTGAGATTTAACATATGGAGTTTCTGCAGAACTA